GCCTCACCAGAGCCACCAGACGCTGAGGACCAACGCCAAGGCAAAGCCTCAGCGAGAGCCGCGGGCAAGCCAATAACAGACGAAGCGACCGTCGCAAAAGAAGGAGCCGGAGACAGAGACGTAGCTGAAGACGAAGCCGTTGCCGTAGCCGTAGCCGTGGCCGTAGCCGGAGCCGTAGCCGAAGCCGTCGCCGTAGCCGTAGCCGGAGCCGGAGCCGGAGCCGTAGCCGTCAAGCGTAATTACAGTTTCCATTTCGATTGACTCACATCAATCAGGTGTATCAGCGCCCGAAGTGGTACGCGGACAGTTCCTACGGGGTCAAGCACTGTGCCAGAAAGCGGTCCATTGACCAGTTCACCCAGTCCTTTGCTTGTGCCCCATTTGCGGATGTTTTTCGCGCTGGTGAGCAGCAAAAAATCTCCTTCATAGGCTACACGACCCACGTATACAAAGCCGCGATCCAGTACGGCGATTTTGATTTCGCCTTTGGTGTCTTTCGTTGTGTCAGCACGGACATATTCAACTTCATTGATCTTAATTGTATTCGGTTCACTCATTTCATTCTCCTGTTGAGTTAAGTGCGGCTTCGAGCTTGTCCAGAAATTCATTTTCATACGGATGCCGCACCCGCCCGGTATCGTCAATCCATGTCTTTTTGCGCTGTTCGGTAATCGCGGCCTGCACCCTCTCAAGCGCGGCTTCAACAGCAGCAAGCTGCTGTCTCACCTGACTGGCATCAGCTTCGGCTTGCTCGGCGCGTCGTTCCCATATGTCAATGTGGGATTCGGATACATCCAGCCGTGATTTCAACCCAGCAATCTCCGCCTCCAGCTTTCGCGCATATTCGCGCTCGGCTTCTAACCAGCCGAATAATAAGCCACGATCCACATGATTCAAATCAAAATAACCGCTAACAATTTGATCGAACCATTCATCCGTTATGTGTTCAGTCATGGCGTGCATCCTCCAGCCAAACAATATAAGCTGCCGCTTCGTCGGGGAAATCTGTCAACCATTCCAGTACTCGGTTAATTTCTGCTCGCTGATCGAACCCGAATTTCGCGTTTGCGACTATTGCCATTCTGTCTGTAATCCGCTCAGTCATTTCATTTCCCTTTAAGTGTGGCTTCGAGTTCGTTGGCGCATCCTTTTACTGTGTAGAAAGGAGCTAACCAATTGGTAACATCAGATGTTCCAGCGCGCCACTTCCCCGGCAACGCCTCCACCCGCGCAATGGTGGCTTCCATATCGGCATTGTGCTTACCGTAGTCAGGTGCAACGAATTGAGGTTTCATTAGTTGCTTCCCATCCAGAAATATGGGTTCCCCCCGGTAGTCCACATTGACACTTGGGTTTTTCCAACCGAGTCAGGCGGATTGGCCGTTGTTGTGCTCCAGAAGCCCCGGAATGCCCTTATGGCAATGGAGGACAGGTTCGCGGTGACGTTGGAGTCACTCCCTGGACGAATCAGGCCCACAGGTGGGTTGGCCGTCAGGCCCCCACGCAGCGAGTAGTTCATGCTTGCAGTGTTGTCGCCGTTCGCAGAGAATAGCAGAGCCCCGATGTAGTGCCCTGGCGTCAGGCTGCTGGCTCCAGTGCCAATACCAGACAACTCGAAACGGCGGATGCCGCTGATAGAAGCTGTGTTCGATGCACTGAAGGCATTGGTAAGTGAGCCCATTAGGGAAATCTGTGTCGAGTTGACGAAAGAGTAAACACCAAATCCAACAGTGAAGGCATTGGAGCCGGAGGTACTCCGGCTCATCTCAATC